TGTTTGTAAATATTCCGACTTTTACCTCGACACCTGCGGCGACTCAACAAAGGGCGAAGTGAATCGCGCGGCCGAGCGGCGATTGAAGCGCTGGCACTGGACGGACCGAGCCGGGCGCGTTCGTCGCGTGCAAGAAGTTCACGTCACCATCACCGCCATGCGCGATGATCCGCCGGCCGACGAGCAGAGAACTCTCGCCGATCACTTTGCGCATGTTCCTTCCAGAATCTTTCGCATTCCGTTAACCCTCAATGGCTGACGAACTCTACAAAGCATCAGGCACCGCCGCTGAAGAAGGCGCGGAGTCTGCCACAACGGACGCTTCTGAATCGCAGGAGAATGACCGCGAAGAGGAAGAAGAAGAGTGGGACGATCCCCTCGCCGACGACGAAGAGCTACAGAAAGCCTTTCTCTCGCTATACCTCGAATGCAGCGCCGAAGACCGCTACCCGCGCCTGATCGAAGTCAAGGACGTGAAGCAGGCGGAGAACTACTGGGCGGGACGGCAGTACTGGTACTGGTCCGACAAGGATGAGACCTGGAAACCGGCTCCGGGCGTGGGAGTTTCGCCAGGCGGCGATCTCGATCTCGACGAGATGCCGCGCTTCGAGTTTGTCACCAACATTTACCAGTCGCGCGGGTTGATGTTCATCGGCGCCGTCGCCGGCGCCCCGCCGCGCTACCGTTTTTTCCCTACCGATTCCGACAATCCCGCCGACACCGATACCGCGGATGGGCGCACCAAGCTCGCCCGCCTAATCTGGCGCTGGAATCCAGCGCAACTGCTCTTGCAGGACGAGTGTTATCAAGCCTGGTGCGGCGGCTTCATCTGTTTGTGGACGCGCTATGTCGCGGACGGCGAGAAACATGGCTTCGACACCATCCCCGGACTGGGCACGAAAGATTCCGATGTGGACTCAACCATTATTTGCCCGAAGTGCGGCTGGTCCGCGCCCGCGGCGGAGGCCGTGCCGCCAGTTCCCTGCCCCACTTGCGGCACCCAGCTCACCGACGAAAATATCAGCGAAGAAGAATCGATCCCGGTTCCGATCGACGGGCAGGATTCCGAAGTCCCGCGCGGCCGCCAGGTGATTGAAGCCTTCGGCGCGCTGAACTGCAAGCGCCCGCAACATACCAAGAATCAAAGCGAGTGGCACTACTTCGCCATCGAGCGCGAGATCCACTACTCGCTCTTGCGGGCTGCGGCTGCCACCGAAGACATCGCCGACAAGATCCGGCCGGGAATGAACTTCGGCCCCGATGACGCCTTTGAACGAAACGCCCGTCTCGCCGTCGCCGAGAACTCCAAGCTGCCCACCCAAACCGGAGCCAAGCAATCAACGCTCGTGACCCACGTTGACGTTTGGTTCCGGCCTTCCGCTTACTGGATGCTCAAAGACAAAGAGATGCGGCAACGCGCCAAAGACACCTTCCCGCGCGGCGTGCATGTTCAGTTTGGCGGCAACACCTTCATGAAATCCGAAGCGCAGTCGATGGACGACTGCATCGCGACCACCCACGCCATGCCGGGACGCGGGCAGCATCGCCCGGCCGTGGGCACGGCGGAGATCTCCGTCCAGGACCGCTTCAACACTTTTTCAAACATTTCGGCGGAAACTTACGAGTACGGGATTCCCATCACCTACCGGGCCTCGGATACATTCTCGCCTGAAGCCAACGAAGATCAACGGGCGGCGCCCGGACTCGAAGTCGAAGTCGCGCTGCAGCCGGGAGCGGACATTCGTTCGCGCGTGATGCAGACCCGCGCCGATTCGGTTTCTCCGGACATGCAGAAGCACATGATGGATCTGATGGGGCCGATCTCCGACCAGGTCACCGGAACCTATCCCGCACTCTCCGGAGCCGGAGAAGATCAGCCAAACACGCTCGGCCAGCAGTCGATGCAGCACGATCAGGCCATGGGGCGCATGGGCGTCTTCTATGTGCCCCTGAAGCAATTGCACGCCGACATCACCACGCTCGCCTGCCGCGATTACGAAAAACATTCGAGCGGCAAAGTGAACATCCCCGTGCTCGGCGACTCCGGCGACTTTGAAAACGAATCGGTGGACGTGGACGCGCAAGAAGGCGACGCCGCCGCCTATCCCGAAGGCGACGAGAACTTCCCGGAACTGTGGAATCAGCAGCGCGCGATCGTGATGCAGATCGCGGACACGCCCTACGGCCAGGAATTAAAGAAGGACATGGGCAACGCGCAACTGTTCGCCAAGATGACCGGCATCCCGGATTTGAAAATCCCCGGCCTCGACGACTGGCAATTCCAGTTGAAAGAAATCGCCGATCTGGTCCGCATCCCGGAAGGCGAAGAACTGCTGACCGGAATCGCCCCGCAAGTGGAAGTAGAAAGCTATCAGAATCATGGCGTGCATTCGGCCTGCTGCACATGGTGGCTGAATTCCCCGCGCGGGCAAAAGACGAAACGGGAGAACCCGCTGGGCTTCGACGCCGTAGTGCAGCACCTGGCGCAGCACGCGAAGATGATCCCGCCACCGCAGCCGCAGGAAAAGCCGCTCACCGAAGCGCTGAACATCGCCTTCAAAGACATGCCGCCCGAAGCGCAGGCGCAGGTTCTCGCGAAACTCGGCATCAACGTCACCCCGCAGGATTTCATTCACAAACTCATGCTCGATAAAGCGAGCAAAGCACCGAAGCACGTACCCGTAGCATCCGCCACGCCTTCAGCAACGGGCGCAGGTGAAAGGACACAACTCAATGCTTAAATATTTCTTGCACTGGATGTTGTTTGGAGCCACCATGTTCGCAGCCGCCGCCGGAGTGAATCTGGCGGGTGGAGGAGCAGGCGATGGTGGAGCTGGTGATATCGACGGATCGAGTGGCGGAGATCCCGGAGCATCTTCAGATGGCACTGATGGCGGGGATGGATCCACTGGTAGTGGCGATGATGGCCTTGACGGAGAGCTCGGCGGGGATCCCGGGGCCGGGGATGAAGACGATCAATCCGGCGAACGTCAGCAGCAGCAAGATCCCGACAAAGAATCCGCCGACTTCAAGGGCCTCGTCTCGAAGCGCCTCCTGGCGCTCAAGAAAGAAGCCCCGGAACTAACCGCGGTTTTCCAGAAATACCCCAAAGTGCAGGAGCAGGTCGAAGCGGCATTCCGCCGCGACATGGCCTACCGCGAACTTTATCCCACGCTCGCCGAAGCGCGGCAGATGCGGGAGCAATTCCCCAATGGCATCGCCGACGTGGAGCAGCTCTACGGAGAAATCAAAGAGATTGAAGAAGTCGATCGCGACTTCGAGGGCCGCGATGCCCAGGGCAATTACACCGGACATGGCAGGCTGGTGCAGAACTTCTTCCAGCGCGATCGCAACGCCGCCATCTCTCTATTTAAAACCTTGCCGAAAGAATGGGCGCGGCTTGATGCCGACAGCTACAACGAAGTCATGGGCTCGATCGTAGGGGCGACCCTGCAGCGTTCCGAGATCCCGGAGTGGCTCACCGAACTGCGCGACTCCGCCAAGTCTGCGAAACAAGATGGCATCGCCGCCTCGCTCGACAAAATGATTCGCTGGGCGCAGGGCTTCCAGAAACGCAAAGCCGAGCCCTCAGAAGACGAGCGCAGGCTCGAAGGCCAGCGCCAACAATTCCAACGCGAAACCACGGAACGGCAGCAGCAGGACTTCACCCGCTTCCGCACGACCTTTACCAGCGACTCGCGCCGACTCCAGGAGTCCATCATCCGCAAGCACCCGGCCATCGCCTCCACACTTGCCACCAAAGCCTTGCCGGAAGCCAAGAAGGCGGAGATCGTCGAGAAGGTGCGCAAGGCCATCGAAGGCCATCTGAAAAGCTCGCGCGCCTTCATGTCGAAGCTGACTCCGGCTTACAAGTCGGCGAATTTACAGGAGTGTTTGAATTTACAGAAAGCCCAGTGGAGCTATCCCTGGGTGCTGAACAAGTTCGTGCGCGCGGTGCTGGCGGAAGAGACGCCGAACCTCGTGCGACAAAACCGGGAGAGAACGCGCGGCGCCGCGCCGCAGTCTCAAAGACCACCCGCCAATCGCGGACAGCAGCAAGAGAAACGTACGCAGGAACGCACCGGACCCTATCAAGAGGGAAACGTGTGGAAGAAAAAAGACGGCTCGCGATTCACCGTCGCCGAGCTGCTACGCGGACTGCATTTGAAGTCCTGAAGTGTTTTGCTTCTCGTTTTTCGTTTCTAGTTTTTCCCGCAGACCAAAACGGCGCCTGGCATCCTCTGCCAGAAACGGGTTCCCGCCGTCCCGCATGTCTCGGCCAGTAAGCGCTCGACATTTCCTTTCTGGAGACATGCCATGCCCGCACAAAATTTAAATTCCGTTGCACTGCAACTGGAAAAAGTGCGCAAGACGGTTCCGACCGCGTATGAGCAGGAAGTTATCCTGCTCGATCTGATCGACAAGCGCGGCGATTCCGTCGATGCGTCCACCCGAAACATTCGCCTCCCGCAACTCATTCGTCCCGGCGGGAAATTTTCGCAAGGTTCCGCCGATTTCGACGACATGGGACGCGGCTCCGGTTCCACCTGGGACGTGGGAACGCTCTCGACCCTGCATTTCCGCTTCGCCTTCGAAATCTCGAAACTCGCCGAATACGCGAGCAAGGGCAACGACAAGTCAGTCGAAGATGTCGCGGTCCGCGAAGTCGAAGAAGCGCTCAAGATGTTCAAGCGCGCCCTCGACTGCGTCTACAACACCAACGGCACCGGCCAGCTCGACACCATTTCGGCCATCGCCGGCAACGTAGTCACCGTCACCAACCCCAACCTGTTTTATTTCAACCAGGACATCCAGTTCTATCCTTCCGGACTGGCTTCCGCTTCACGGGGACTGGCGACGGTCATCGCCGTCGATCCGCTGCTCAAAACCGTCACCTTCAACGCGCTGCCGCCGGGAACTTCGGTGACCGATGCGCTGGTGATCAACATCAGCCAGGGAGCGGGCGGAGCCAATCCGGTCTCGCTTGAAGGGCTGCTGTACAACCACGTCGATTCCCAGTCGGGCACATGGAACAACATGTCGCGCTCGACCTATCCGGAAGCGCTCAAGACGCCGCACGTCGCGGCCGGCGGAGCGACCATCACTCCGGCATTGCGCAGGCTCGGAGAAAACAAGCTCCGGCGCGTGCTGGGCGTGAACTTCGAAGAGCCCATGCTGGCCTACATGAACGTAGACCAGGAAGCGGCCTGGGAGAACGCCGGGTTGACCATCAGCTCGATCATCCTGAACCAGGTGACCGGGTCCAACTCGGAAGACGCCTTGAAGCGGAACGCCCCGAAGACCTTCGGCGGCATCCCCATCAAGACTTCGATCCACGCCACCATCCAGCGCATCGACATCATCCTGTTGAAGCACTGGGGACGCGGCATCACCAAAGAGATCGACATGTTCGAACTCGGCGGCCAGACCACCTATCAGGTGTATGGAGCGTCCGGCGGACTCGAAGCGGGCTATTTACAGTACTTCGACACCGTCTTCAACGTCTTCATGGACCAGCCGCGCTACGGCGTGTTCTGGGATGGGTTGGCGTTGCCGGTCGGCGGATATTAAGCCTGAGTTGGTTTCGAGGTTGATGAAAACTATGCGATGCCGGGCCTCGCTGGACGCGCCAGAAGGCTCGGCATGGCGTCACTCACACAAGAGGAGAATTCAGATGCACGTCACCACAAAAGAAGTCGTAACTGACGAGAAACGGGCGAAGGAGTTGGACGTCGATCCCGGCGTTCATATCCTGACCAGCGCCATCGACGCCGATGGCCCGTTTGAAATGTGTTCGCCGAAAGCCAAGCTCTCCGCCGAAGTCATCGCCCTCAGGCGTACCGACAATGGCGGAATCTTCTTGCAAACGGCGCTCACCATCAGCGAACCCCAACCAGAAGCCGCGCCTGCTCCGGAAGTTCCGGAGAAAGCCCCCACCCCGGAAGAACTCGCCACCGAGTACCTGAAGGAAAAGGGCATGACCACAGGCGAGGCCACAGCCGCCATCGAACGCTTTGGAGCCGCGAAGATTCTGTTCAAGAAAAACGCGGAACGCGAAGGCGAACTCGATGCGTTACTGGCGTCACCGAAGCCAGACACACCAAAGGCGTAGAATTTCCGGCATGAATCTCGACCGCCGAAGATTCTTATCGCTTGCTGGGCTCGGGCTCGGCGGGATCGCCCTCACGCAGGTGATTCCGCTGGGCCGGGTCTGGTCGTTTCCGAAAAAGATTGTGATCGCGAAACCGCCGCGAGGCTGGGAAGTAGCGCCAGATGGTTTGATGTCGTTCGATCAGCAACATCAGTTCAGCATTTATAACCCCGATGGTGGACTGGTTTACGATACCTTGCGGTACTACTGGAGAAACGGTCGCGTCGAGCCGGCATTGATGTCGTCGCCCCGTGTGGGAATGATTCTCGAAAAATCCCCAGCCTCAGTGGTTCATCTTTCGCATCCTTCCGTGGCCCTCGTCGGCAACTGGACAAACTTTGAACGCTTCCCGTATCCTCGAGAACTAAGGCCCTCCGTACTCGCATGAAACACAACTCCAAAGAAGCCGTCGAACTCCACGCTTGCCCGGAGAACGTCGCCCACGAACTGAAGATCGCCGGAGGCGTGAACCGCTACGGGGAAGCCATGTTTCGCGCCATCTGGGGCTACAACCGCATCGTGCTGATGTCCGGAGAGTGGCAGGAGTGGGAGCACACCCAAGCCAAACTCACCGACAAATTAACCGGGCACACCGAGACCCGCGAATTTATCCGGCTCAAGGAATCGAAGATCGAAACGCGGCAGGTTCCGAAATATCTTCCCGCAAACTGCTGGCATCTGGAAAAATGGTGCCCGCCCGAAGACTACGGATCGCCGGAGATGTGGCGCAAACAGGGCGAGGAAGTGATTGCCGGACTCACCGTCGATACTGCCGGAGAATTCCCTTCGCGTGGAGAGTACGAGCTGGTGTTTCCCCTGACCACGGATTTGTCAAGCGACGGAAAACCGCTGCCGCTTTCGGCGGCTGTCGTTTCCCATCTGGCCGCGCTGGTGAAAGCGGGAACGGAACGCTTTTCGATGGTGCAGCGCAAGGCCGCGATCGAGCAGCGATTGCAAAGAGAAGAGCAGGGCTTCACCCGCCGCGCCATCGACATCATGAAAGACGGGATGCGGCCCTACGCGGGAGAAGCGTTTGTGACCGTGCCGGGGGAGTCGAAGTGAAAGAGATTGCCGTCTTCGTGCAGCGCAGCGGGATTCTACTGCCGTGCAAGGTGTATCCCTCGGCCACTGGCTGTAGCTGGATTTGCGCGAACTGCGAAAAGATTCAAATCATGTCCGCTACCCTCGGCGTGCTGAGCGGCTTCTGGCGCTGTCCTTGCGGTGTCGATGTCGAATTGATTGTCGATGGGAAGATTATCGACATTCAAGAAATGAACGCGCTCGAACAGCATGGGCTCCGCAGCGCCCTTGACGAGCAACGCCCTTATACCGAATACGATTTACAGCAGGACGCGATTCGGATACTCAAGAAAAAGCAAGTGACCGACGAAGATTTTCTACGCGAATGCGGAATCTCCGCAGGCGCGATCGAGGAGGAACCATGTTAGACGCACGCATCATCATCAACGTCTCCGATACCGAGCACCTTCACATGAATGGGCTGGCCGGGACATATATCGTCCCCGCGAAAAAGCTGTCAGAAGAATTCGGCATTCTGGCGATCTACAATGCACACGAAATTCAGGATGTGGGCAACCAGGCGAAGACTGAGCACTGGCCCGCATCGCTTTCCGTGGCGCTCGACATCATCGGGAAAAACTCCGACGCCGCCGCGCACACTGCCGGGCAACCCGCGGGAGCCGAGAAGTGGGGCTTGTTCTTGTGCGAAGCCTCGCCCGACATCCCGAAGGATTTACTGGCCGCGATCGACGAAGAGCGAGCTTTTTTGAACGACAACCCTCCGGAGATCAAACAGAAGCGCGATCGCAAAACCAAAATGATGCTCGCGACCACGGTCGATCCGCCGGAGATCGCGGCCCAGAAAGAAAAGCTGGCCGAGCGCGTGACCCGGCTCCGGGCGAAGTTCACCGAGGACTGCCGCAAGCTCGTGACCAAGGCGGAAGTCACCAAGGCAAAACAGAATCTGCAAAAAGAAGATCAGCGCCTGGTCTCCGAAGGCGACACCATGTGGGCGGGGAACGAAGCCTCGAAGCGCAACATTTCCGAACTGCACAAAAAGGCTTGCGCGCGCATGGGCCAGCAACGGCCTTGGTGCTACATCGCCGAACAGTTAGTCGATTGTCCGGGTTGCGGCGCGAAAATCCGCGAAGACATTCTCACCTGCCCGCAGTGCACGGGTTGGCTGGATGAAGGCATCAACGAATTGCGCGCGATGAAGCCGAAGGACCGCGCAGTGAAGATGTACCCGGAGAGATACGGAGAGCCGGTCAAGACGGCGACGACGACTCGCTAACAGCTTTTTCTTCGTCGATCAACTTTCGACCGTAATCCGAAGTCAACTCGTAATACGCGCGACACCAGAAGCAGGTCCGCGCGTTTCTTCCCAACGCGGCGCCGCACTTACATCGAACCGCTTCCATGCCCGTCCTCTCATCCTCAGCTTACAACACCGCCGAAGACGTTTTAAACCGTCTTCGTGTGATCGTGAACGACTCGGAAGTCGCAGGCGGGGACATCCTCACCGATTCCGCGCCTTTCACCTTCACCCTGCTCAACGGCGGCTACGAGCGGGTGCAACTGGAACTGGCGAAGGTCGGCATCGAGACTTTCATTCAGGACTGGTGGCTGATCGGGCTGCCCATCATGCCCACGGTCGATCCCGAAGCCCGCATGGTGATCGACGATTCCGGCTGCAACATTATTTACCCGAACGGCGCGGGCGATGTATTCGCTTCCGCGCCGCAACTACCCATCAATCTTTTGTTGCCCCTCGATCTCTACGAGCGCCAGACGGGCTCAACCGACGAAGCCGACAAAATGGAGCAGCCAAACAACGGCCTCCCCTCCGGGAGTCAGCAAAGTTTCCTAATGGACTGGGAGTGGAAGGCGGACGGCATTCGCACGCGGGGCGCGCTGCAATCGCAGGACGTAAAGATTGTCGGCGAAGCCAACCTGCCAAGACTAATCAGCCCCACCGATCCCGTACCCATTCGTGGCGTGCTGAACGCGGCGGCTTATTTTTCCGCCATGATTTTCGCCGAATCGCGCGGCGGCCTCATCTCCCCGCAGTTCAAGGCGCATGCCGACGAAGAGATCTTCTTGCGCATCCAGATTTCCGCGCGACGTCGGCAACGCAAGCAAGTACGACGTCGTCCCTATTCGGCGCGAGGGCGCGGATCTTCCTGTCGCTAGAAAAAGAATTTAACTTTCAGATTTGTAACTAAGGAGAATTTCTATGGCAGCACAAGTGCAAATCAACAATGTCGATGCCACCGGAGCCTGCGTCGCAGTGACCGGCTTCATCGTGCTTTCCGGTAACTATCCCACGGGCGGCGATCCCCTGAACTTCGCCGCGGCTGTCGCCGATCCGTCGTTTGTCGGCATGCTGGCCGGCATCGCAAGTTCCGCGCTGCTGAATCTCGACGTATGGTCGATGGGCGGCTCGCAGATCGGTCCGAACTACACCGATTACGACACCGTCTGCGTGAAGGCCGGCTCGCCCGCCATCATCAGCCCCGCCACCGGCGCGAAACTGAAGGTCGCCGTTCTCGCCACTCCCGCCACTGAACACGCCGCCGCCGCTTACGAGTCGCAGTACACCGGCGACATCATCGCGTTCATGGCGGTCTTCACCAAGAACCTCTAACACAGTTTTTCTCTCTTTCCTTTTCGTGCTCTCCGACGATCTCATCGACGTGCCAGTCGAAGTGTTCGGCGGCTATTGTCCGGCCATCGTGCCGGCCAATTTGCCGCCGGGCGCTGCCAACATTGCGCAAGACGTGATGTTCCCGCAAGCCGGGGTGCGCACGCGCGGCGGACTGGGCGAAGGCGTCGTCTTCACCGGCGCTGCGATCCCGGCGGGCGCATCCATCAACGGACTGAAAACTTATCTCACTCCTTCGGGCGGACAGCGCCTGATGATCTGGGATTCGCTCGGCGATCTGTTCAAGGAAAACCCGCAAGGCACACTCACTCTGATCAACTCCCGGCCCTACCATAATCTTTTTTGTGAATCACAGACTTTGTTCGGGCGCGAGTACCAGGCGTTCTTCAATTCTCTCGGCGGCGGCGACATCCCGCGGCAATACGACGACACCAACTGGGATCGCGTCAGCCAGGTTGGACCAGGAAGCGCACCATCGCTCGGCTTGGTCGACGAGAACGCCGCCTATCCCATTCAGGGCGGCATCGGGCTACAGAATGACGGTCCTTACGGTGTTGCCAGCGCCACACAGAACGGTTTCCTCGTCACCCTGGTCGCCACCCCCGGCTTCTTCGGGGCCAACGCCGCGGTCGAGTTTCGTCCCGGAGATCAGTATCAGGTGACTGGCGTGGCCGCGGGCTACAACGGCACCTGGCAGATTTCTTCGGTGACCCTACTCATTGGCGGCAATGTCAGCATCACTTACGTCGCCGCGGTTTCCGGACTTGCGCCTCTCGGGCCGGGCGGCTCGGTGGCTGTTCCTTACTACCTGGTGATCACCGCCAACCCCTTCCCGGTCGGTCAATTTGTTCCCGGATTGAGCGTGACCATCGCAGGCGCTGGAATCGCCGGCTACAACGGCACCTGGCAAGTACGCGAGGTCAAACCGGTCGCTGATTTGTATGTTGCCATTCCCGGATTTCCAGTGCTCGCTAACAGTGGAGGGGGAACGCTCACCATTGTGGGCAACATCGTCGCCGGCCGGCACAACGTTTCGGTCGCGTTCATCACCCGGCAAGGCTTCATCACGCAAGCGATGCCCTGGGCTTTCTGGACCTCGGCGGGCGGAAAGCGCGTCATCGTCTCCGGCATTCCAACCGGGCCGTCCAACGTGCAGCAGCGGCTTTTGATTTTCACGCCCGTCATCGTAGCGCCCGCAGTGACCGGCACATTTTATTCCCTGCCTAACGGCTCGACGGCGCTCAGCCCATCTTCAGTCATGCTGATCCCGGACAACGTGACCACGGTCGCCTACGTGGACTTTCTGGATTCGATTCTGATCTCAGGCTTCAACGCCGAATATTTATTTTCCGAATTAGAGCTGGGCGAGTGCGCCTTCATGCTGCCCTACAACTCGCGCGGGGTGTGGCTTGGCGAACGCAACAAGGTTCCCAACTTCCAGAACCTGACCTTCGATGGCGGATTCACCGGCCTGGTGCCGAATGGATGGACGCCGGATGTAACTTTCGGTGCGGGTGGAAGCGCCGGAACGAATTTAGGCGACTGGGCCGATGGCTACGTGATCACCGAAGCGGCGAGTGGCGTGTATCCCGCGACCTTCGGGATGATCAAACAATCCGCCTATCAGGATTCCCTGGGTGTGGCCATCATTCAAAGCGCCACCGGCTACAGCGTGCGAGTGCGGCTGAAGAAGTCGGCGAACCTGAGCCTCAGCGCGCAATTTCACATCAACCTGCAAAGCGTCTCGCTGGGACTCTCGACCACCGGCCTGGTGGTCACGACGGCGCAGCTGACGGGAACTTACCAGGAATTCATTGCGACGCTCACCGACGCGCCCCTGGCGAATCCCCCGGCCGATTTAATGCTCTGCGTGTATTGCGTGGACGACACGCCGGTTGCGGGCGGCCAGGTCATCATCGATTCCATCGAGCCCTTTCCCACGCTCACCCCTTACAATTCCTCGACCGCGCGGATCTCGCGCGCCTTCAATCCGGAATCGTTTGACTCCATCACCGGGCAAGTGCAGATCCGCGCCGGCGACGGCCAGCAACTGCGCGCCGGATTCCCTCTGCGCAACTCGCTCTACCTGGCGAAAGATCACTACCTCGGCTACGTGACCGATGACGGAGTGAATGAGCCGGCTTCGTGGACCTTCACCGAAGTCTCAGCGACGGTCGGCATCTGCGGGCCGAACGCGGTGGACTGGAACGAAGAGTGGGCGGTGTTCGCCGAACGCAGTGGACTTTATCTGTGCTGGGGATCGGATCCGGCGAAGATCACTCCGGAGATTCAATTGGATGCGAGCTTCACCGGCCGCACTTCCTGGGCGTCGATCAACTGGGCGTTCGCCTCGACCATGTGGGTACGAATCGACAAAGTAAACAAGATGATTTTAATCGGCGCGCCCATCAACGGAGCGACTACGCCGAACGTCGTCTTCATGATGGACTACCGCTGGCTCGACAACGCGGAAGACATCGCCGCTTCCCCGCTGGTGACTTACTCCTCATTCACCGGAAAGATTCTGGCGCACGGCCGCGGCCGCCGCTGGGCCATCTGGAATATCGCCGCGAACTCGATGTGGTTCGCCGAACGCGCCGACGGCACCGCGCAACCTTTCTTCGGCGGAGTGGCGAACGGCACGGTTTTCTGGCAGCAGGATATTTCGATTCAAGGTTCCGACGATGGAGCGGCCGTCAACGGAATCTACCAGAGCTACCCTCTGCCTTCGTCGATGGAAGAGCAGCAGTACCAGCTCCGCATGCACCGAAAACTTTTCGGCTATTTAAAGTTCCGCGCCATGGGCTCGGGCACGCTGAATCTGGCGGTGGGCACGGCGCAACGCTCGACCATTTTGCGCGGCTACACGCTTTCCTTAAACCCGGTGGGCGACGGCGAGCGGCCGCTCAACATCCACGGCGAGCGTTTCTTCATGACGGTTTCGACGAATGCGGTGAACTCCTGGTTCCAGTTGGAAAAATGGATTGCCTGTATCAAGAAAGATTCCGCGGCGCTGGTGCGGGGCGTGAGTTCGTAGATGAGAGCGTGCAAGCTCTGTCCGGATCCGGCGCAATGGGCGGAGCTGCTGGTTACTCGCTTCCCTCACACGGAAGAAGAGAAGAAAAGAAAGATTCACCCGCGCGGGCCGAAGTTTGAAGCCGCCGGCTTTTACTGCACAGTTCACAAAAACATTGCCGAGACGCAGCCTTCCGAGCAAGAACGTGTATTCCGTTTCGTAGGAGCCGTGCCCGATGGCAGTTACCATCCCCAATCTTGACCGCATCCAGAAAATCGACCCCAAACTCGGGGAAGCAGTGCAGAAAATCCAGAACTACGTGAACCTCAACGTTACGCCGGCGCCGGGAAACCGCACGCCGCTGCCGCCGATCGATCCGACACACATCCGCGGATAACACTTCATGTTGATTCGTCCTTACATGCGCGAAGATTTTTCGGAAGTGAAAGCGCTACATGCAGCGCAGGGCCTCGCCTACGAATTGCCGGACCTCGACGCGCCTTCCATGCTGGTGCGCGCGGTGATCGAGGAACAAGGGCGCGTGACCCATGCCGCCTTCTTGCGCAAGACCTCGGAAGCCTACTGGGTTTTCTCTCCGGAAGAAACCAAGCGGGAGCGGTTGGGAAAACTGCTGGTGCTCAACCAGGAATTGAATGCGCCGGCGGCGCGCGCCGGGATCGAAGACGTGCACGCCTTTTTGCCGCCCGAGATTGTCGATAAGAAATTGCACCTTACGCTGTTGCGCCTGGGCTGGGTGCATCCGTTGTGGACCTGCTATAGCCGGAAAGTGAGCGCCTGAGATGGCACGCGGACAATCGCAAGCGGCAGACTCAAACTTACAAACCACCAACGCGGTCGCGGGGCAACAGGGCCAGAAAGCGCAGCAGCTCGAAAACACCCTCATCCCCGGCTACACCTCGCTGATGGATACCGGGTACATGAGTCCGGAAGAAGAAGCGGCGGCCACAACTTCTGAAATGGGCGCGGCCACGGCCCCGTTCGGAACCGCAGGCTTCCAGGCGAAAAACGATGCGGCGGCCACGCGCAACGATTCCAACCTGCCCGCTCAAGAAGACCAACTCGCGCTCGAAGAAGGCCAGACCGCAGGCACGGCGGCGGCGAATCTGCAAAAAGAGAAAATGACGAACCGGGAAGCCGGGATGTACGGGCTCGACCAGCTCGAAGCCGGAAACCTGAACGCAAGCACCAGTATGTACGGACTGGGACCGGGAACGTTGGGCGCAAGAGCGGCAGGACCAAGCGGTGATCAGATTGCCACGAATTACATAAACACGGCAACCGGACAAGGGAAGGGCTGATGGACGGCTACGATTACGCTCCGGTTGGAATTTACGACGACGAAGAGGACCTGCTGCGAAACGGCGGCTACGCTCCGGTTGCGCCTCCGCCGTCAGACGCAGGACCGCCGCCGTCCGCCCCTCCGGTTACCTCTTCGGCTCCGATGCCCGCTGTGGGCTCGCTGGGCGATCTGGAAGCGCGCGCTGGGCAGCCTTCGACGTATCACGGTCCGGACTCCACCCCGCCCGCCCCGCGCCCTTCGTGGAAAGATTACGCTCCACCGGAGCCGCACGGTTGGGGAAAGGTTGGTCACTCTCTCGCTGCCATCAACCCGATTACCAATCGAATCTTTAACCAGATGCCAGAGCAGCGCGCGGAGCAAAACTACAAGAACGCCACCGCCGAATACGAAGCGCCCATCGCCGAGCAGGACAAAGAAGCGCAGGCCGAACAAAATCAAGCGCGCGCTGAACTAGAACGCCAGCAGGCCGAGACGCTGAGAAAGAATGGCGGACAGAAACAGGGATTAACTCCGGAAGAGACTACGATCCACGATCTGATGACGGGCGAGAGCGGCACTCCGCGCGTGAATCCGCAAACTGGAAACCCCTACTCTTACCTCGAAGCCTATGCCGCAGTGAACCAGGCGAAGCAGGATCCGCAAGTGAAAGACAAACAGCAGGACATCGGCGACTACCTGGCCGCGAATAAATTGACCGACACTCCAGCGAATCGCGAGACTGCGCGCAAGGCCATCGCGGAGCGCGGCAAACAGGAGCCGGGGAGTTACATGCCGCTCTACGACGACAAGGGCCACGTCACCGGAGCATGGGATCCGAAGAGCGGACACATCGTGAAGCCGCCCGCGGAAGGCTTGCCGGGAACCACCGGGGCGGGGGTGACACAGCAAACCAAAGCCGCCGACGCCAACAAGAAAGCGCTCGATCCGCTACAAGGCGTGATCGACGAGATCGCCGAATCGCGCGAATTCGCGGCCTCCCCCAGCGCGACCAACGATTACGGCCTCTTGATGAATTTCATCGGCGTGACCAAGCCGGAATCCCTCGCCAAGCTGCGATTGAATCAGAACGAAGTCTCACTCGCCAAGGGAACACGCTCGGCGCTGGGCGATCTTGAAGCTCTGGGAAAGAAACTCGAAAGCGGCGAGACCCTCACAGCCGATCAGCGCGCGTCGATGTTGAAGACGATGGACGTAGTCGAGAAATTCACCCGGCGAAGAATGGACGCACTCACCAGCAGCGGCGGGGAGAATAAAGGCGGCGGCGAGCCGCAGCGTCCCACGACCGTGCCCGCCAATTACGTTTACAAAGAGAACGGCCCGAAAGGAACGGGCTGGTATAAACCGTAATGGCTGAGCCTCAACAAGCCACCGAGACTCCGGATTTTATTCCTGCGCAAACTGCGCCCGACTTCATTCCGGCGGAACGCTCGGCGGCCAGCCCGATCGCGCCTCCGCAAGTCACTGGCCCGCGGATTTCGATGCATCCCTCATTTTTGATTGGTGATCCGAACGTCGATGCCACGCCTACTCCTGCGGGTGATGTCGCGAAAGGGATGGGGCGCAATCTGTACCAGGTCAGCGCGCCGGGAATCGCATCCTCTTTCTCCCACGATAAAGCCCCTGGAGTGTTATCGAAGGTTCCCCTGGTTGGCTCCGCGATGGAGCGAAATGCTGCTCCTACTAAACGGCTGCCCTCGCAGATTTTAGAGAACGGCGCATTGATGATGCTTCCCGGCGCGGAAGGTGAGGCGGGGGAGATTGCGCCCGAAACAGTCAGCAGCGAAGTAGCGCCGCGTCCCGCAACCAGCGCGTCCAGCGCCGCGCCGGGAGTCGTGAGCCGCCTTGGCGGTCTGGCAGGCCGCGAGATTCGGTCGCACGTTCCCTTTTTTGGGCGCAGTGTCCCGAAGCCAACGTTTGAAGATGTAAGTGAAGCCATTCACGGCCCAACCCCCGAACCCGCACCCGCGCCGATTCCGGAAACCAACGGTATTCAGTGGGGCAAGGGCGGCCCGGGACCGCTCGATCTGCGCGGCAAATATATTCCGCCGGAGCCGCCCGTCTACCCCGGTGCGCATCTCCCTGACAATCCCGGAGTTTTTCCTGGCGCGCGATTCCCAGAAACGCCCGCGCCCGAAGTCTTGCAGGCGAATTCACTCGCGCGCGGTCCCGAACGCGTGGCCGATCCCGCCGCCGCGTTGGAACAGGTTCCAGTTCGAGGCAGAGCAGGCGCGATGGTGCGCTCCATCGCAGAACCGAAAATTACCACCGCGCCCGTCGATACCGGAAAACTCGGCGGCCTGCTGAACGAAGGCTTGGAAGGAAACATTCCCGAAGGCCACACCGCCGTCAAGTCGAGCGCTATCCGTTCCTATAAGTACGATCCCGCAACGCGAGAATTTGAGGCTTCTACTCCAGGCGGAACCTACATTCACGGGGATGTGAGCCCGGAGCAGGCCAAAGACTTCGAGAACGCGTCGTCCAAAGGCAAGGCGTGGACGGAACTGAAAAACAACAGCACTTACGTGGGAAAGATCGTGAACGGCAAGAGAGTATCAGCCAAACCGCCGCGCGATCTCGGCTTCGCATCGCCCGATGATCTCACGCCGCAGTTACAGAAATCACTGGATGCCGCACGGAAAGCCCGCACTGCACGGATCGCCAACCCCAGATAGAACTTTTCGCAATCAACTTCTTTCGACCCCCATCATTCCCATGAGCGATAAAACCTCACGCCTTCTCTTTGCCACCGCGCTGCTTCTCTGCGCCTGTTTCGCCCACGCCCAGAACGTGCGCTCGGACGGGGTTGTCTCCTCCCGCTCCGGCCAGCCCGCCGGAGGCGCTTTTGTGGCCGTCTGCACCCAGCCCGCAACGACCTCAACGACGCCCTGTTCGCCGAAAGCCTTGCTCTGCGCCTCGCTGACCGATTTATCCTGCACTTCCCCGAACCCAGTCCAAGCCGATGGCCTCGGGAACTACCACTTCTACGTTCCCACGACCTCGCTCCCGGTCACCATTCAGTTCTACGGACAGAACGTCGCCCCGTATTTCATCCCCGATCAGACTTTCGGAGGTGGCGGAGGTAGTAGTCCCGCAGGTCCATGCGGCGCTGGTGCCGTTGGGGCTGTGGGTTGCCTTACGCAAGCACAGAGCACCGTTATAGGCACGGGGCTTGCTGGCTCTAATTTTATTGAAGCCACCGCACAAGGCTGGTTTTGCGACGTCGGAACCGGCATACCGTTTCCGTGCATGTTTGGCATCAACAATCTCCAGTTCACGACTGGCACAACCGTTCCCACAATCGATCAAACCTCGCTCCTCAATGTGGCGTTGCAGTACGCCACGGCCAACAATCTCGGCGTATTTAAACTTCCGCCAGGTTCGCACACGCTCACTGCTTGTCAGGCGGGAGCACAAGTCTGCTTGCCGCTCTTAGGCCATGTCCGCATTGAGGCCGATAGCGCTCCCGGCGTGATGTACAGCGGAGGCGAAGTCGGCGGCGTTACCACGATTGAAGTCGGCACCCCTGGGGCCTACGCCTTCGGCGGCAACCAGTACGGCCTCGGCTCGAACCTCGATCCCTGTCCAGAAATCGACAACCTCACCATCCGCGACGCGACGACAAATCACCAGGGAGGAGGTGCGTTTTATAACACAAATTGCAACGGTCAGGTTTTGCAGAACGTAACGGTTCGGGATGGATTCCGCAATTTAGCTGTACCGGCTCCTGTCTCGGCACCCACGCTGACGGCGGTTGCGGGGTCGATGGCAGCGGGCGTCTACCAGGCTCAACTTGTCCACCTTACATCGAGCGGCCCTTCCCTTCCCTCGCCGATCGGTTCGGTGACTTTGGGTGGGCCAGGTAGCGTGCAGATCGCGATCCCCTCGGAATGTCAAACAGCGAACCTAGTCTTTCCGACTATTGGTTGCGGGGCGTACATGACGACAGCGGGCGGAACAAACTTCTGCATCGTCACACCCGCGCCGACCTATATCGCAAATTCCGATGGTTCGCTGACTCCGAATTGGCCGATCACAACTTCGACGTTCACCGTTTCGACGGCGCCCTGCGGATCGCAGATGACACGCAATCCCCCGGCGCTGGATTTCTCAGCATCGACGGCCGTTAATTATGCGGGGCAAAGCCAGTGGGGAGCAGGAGGATTTAACAACCAGCCTCGCGCCTACAACTTGAAAGTTTTTCAAGCGGCTCGCGCGATTTCGGTGCAGAGCGGAACCGCAGACTTAGAAGTCACCGGCTTTCAGGGAACCCCCTGCGACATCACGGCCAATAACTGCGTCAGCGGCGGCACCGGAACAATCTTCATCGCGGTCACCAACGGCTTGAACGGCCTGACGGGGCACACCGACGGCTCCTACGTAAACTCCATTCCTCTCGCGCTGAATTGCAACGGTTGTATCGTCGGGCCCGGATGGTTCTCCGAGAACGACGGCGGCGGACAGAACAGCACCGCAGTGATCGGGGTCAACACAACCAAGAACACGATTAACCTCAGCGAAGCGGCGGGCTATGCCACCTGCGTTCACATCGATGTGAATTCCCTCTTCAACGACATCCATGCTGGGAAAGTGGGCGGGACGGGCTGCGGCACCATCTACAGCGACGACAGCAGCGCGCTTCTCGGCGAGTGCTCCAGCTTCAATAAATGCGAAGGCGCAAATCCCGGAGTGGCGGGAACTTTCCTGCAAGGCCACACCGATGTTGTGGTCTCGCTCTCAAATCTCGTGTGGAGAACGCGCGCGAACGCAGATACCACCTACGGTTTCACGATGACCGGCGGCGGCTACATGAACTTTGGAATCGGCGGCTCGACCGCGCTCGATGCGGGCTTCGGACGATGCAGCGTGGGAAGCTTCTCTTTCGACACAACTGCGCAATGCAACGGGCTGGGAGCAATCGTTCTCGCGCTGATCAGTGGGCAGGGATTAACTTCGACCGTCACCATCACCGGCTCGAACGACTTCAACGGAGCAGGGAATAATCTCACTGGCGGACTGATCCTTCGCGGTGCGGATGAAACCGGCACCGGACCCACATCGGCAGCTCCGGTTATCGTGCGTGCGGGCGGCGTCAGTTCGAGCACGGGAATTCCTGGCTTGGTCTGGGTCGCGGAAACTTATCGCGCTGGCTCTCCAGTCACGAAGTGGAATCTGGGATGCCAGGTCTCCGGAAACAATATTCAGATTCAAGATTGCCCGGCGAACGCAACCGGCGTGATCGGCGTCCAGTTCACAACGGCCAACCCCGTCATCGTCATCAAACACGGCAATGCTTTCGTGAACGTCAGCGGCTCGGCAACTCTGCACGACACACTCTGCACTTCCGGAACGGCGGGTGTGGCCGTCGATTCGGGCGGCAATGGGCCGTGTCCGTTTGGAACTTACGTCGGAGTCGTTCTCGCAACCTCGGGAACTTTTAACCTGCCGACGAATCCGCCTTCGACGCAAACCGCGTCTAGTTCCCTACCCTTGGTGGACCTCGGGCCATTTGCCCCTGGCACTGTCGTCTACAACACGCAATCTGCAGCGACGACGACGAACATCGGCTCGACTACGATGTTCACCACGGGCACCGTCAACACTGCTTTTCAATTCTGGGCAACGGTTTCGCTCACCGCATCAGGAACCGGCTGCACCGGGAACACGACCGTCGTCCTGAATGTGATTTATCGCGATCCCTCCGGAGTGGCCGCAGTCACTAAGCCTCTCGGCACGGTAACTCTGTCGGTTGGAGTGGCAACGCCTCTCGGCGACGTCGCCGACTTCGTTGTGCCGATCTGGGCAATTGCCGCACAACCAGTTTTGTATTCGACCAGCTCCTACACGGCGGGAGCGGGATGCACCATCAATCCCACCTATCAGGTCACGCCGCGATTAGTCCTTCAGTAATTCTTCCGTGAAACGCTTTTTACAACTTGCGTTCGTCTTGCTGCTCTCAGGGGCGGCGTTCGGGCAGAGCTACTCCGCGCGCACCGATTTCACGGCGCAGCCTTATCCCGGTTCGCTGCCTTGTCCATCGAGTTCCGGCTGCACTGGAGGCGGATCCCTCACCGGACGCGCGAATTACCAATTTACTCCCTCGGATTTTCCTTTAACTCCCTTCGTGGGCGTGACCGACAACAGCACTGGAGGACAGAGCTCCCAGCATGACGGCTACGTCACTTCCTGCGACGCCAGTTCGGAAGTGCACACCTGGGAGATGAACGACAACCGGGTCACGCTTTGTCAGGATGGAAACTGGCAGCAACTGTGGGCATTCAACGCAAGCGCGCTGACCTTCACCCGCAGCACCAGCTTCGTCAGTCCGGGCGTGGGTTCGGCCTTTTTCAGTTTCACCCAGCCCTATCTGATGTACCACGCGCACGCCTGCTCGACCGGAGTCAGCGGCTGCCCGCAATTCGATATCGGAATTTTTTCTTACGACACCACCTGCTCCGGGGGAATCGTCACCTGCAATCCTTCGGCAAATCTTTTAGTTGATCTCAGCACGGCGTGCAGCATTTCGGCGCTCTCCGGGGATGCCAGCGCTTTCGGAACGCAGGTCACAGTGAGCGGGGACGATCAGACCTTCTTCGTCAACGCGAGCAGCACAGTAAATTCGGAGAGCACCGGCAACGTCTATGTGATCGCCTGGAACCGGACGACCGGCTGCTCCTACTGGAATACGGGAACCGCTCACGTTTTCAACGCGGGAGTCGATCAGGGCACCATCACGGCGGGAAGCGCGGTCACGTTCACCATTCACAATATGCGCGGCGCGAAGGGTGGAAGCTGGGTCAAAGTGCAGCAGGGAATCTGCACCGGCACCTGCCCCAGCAGCCTCAACAATTACCTCTGGAACGTCGGCACCACCACCGTCAATTATTCCAACGGCGTCAACGGCTGCGGCCACTCCGCGATCGGCTACAACTCCTGGGTCAACAAGTGCGACGGCGCGAGCGCCCCGGTGGGCAACGTGAACGGCATGTTCATAAACACCATGCTGGCCCCGAACACCAACGTCTCGCTGCCTTCACTCACCACGGGCTATCCCTCACCCGAGCAGCAGAACGAATCGCATCTGGCGTGGGCCAACGACAACTCGACCGACACCGCGCCATTTTTCGTAGCGCCCTACGCCCCTGCGAATGGGACGACGACTTACGCCTGGGACAACGAATTCCTGATTCAAGCAACGACGCCCGTCGGCAGCGCGATCACCTATCGAGCCTTCCATTCCTATTCCAGTTTGGAGCTGGCATACCTGACAGAGAGCGTTTCGCAGGACGGAAAATATCTGCTGTGGTCGCCTGACTTTCTCGGAACACTCGGCTGCATCGACGGCGTACATGTGGGATGCAGCGTCACCCTGCCCAACTGGCAAGCGAATCACGCCTACGCCGCGAACGCGATCATCACTCCAACCGTGGGCAATCCCGGATCGGGCAGCAGCGGAGGGGCGCTGGGTTATTACTCGTTCGGAATCACGTCGAGCTGCACCAGTGGAGCGAGCGAGCCGGGAACCTGGAATCAGACGCTCGGCGGAACCCAGTCCGATGGAAGCTGCACCTGGACAGACTACGGCAACGGCCGCACGGATGTGTTTCTCGCAGTTCTGCCAATCACGTCCACGCCGGGGATTCTGGGGTGCACCCGCTCGGTGGGAACGGCTTTTAGTTTAGGAGTGACATGCCAATGAAGATGTAAGAGAGGGAAGGAAAAATACAAATGAAACACTTTTTCACTCGGATGGGGATCGCATTCGCGTTGCTGTTGTTCGTTGCATTGCTGTTTGCAAGCCTCGCAGCCTATCAGGGACAAAACTTTTCCGGCAGCGCCACGATTACGGGGGCGCTCCCGGCCGGCGGCAACACCATCGGCAACGTGATCCTGACGGATGGCACGAACAACGTCACCGCCTGCATCTCGGCCTACGGCACCGCGCCGACCGGCACTGAATGCCCCAGCACCAACGCCTTCATCACCAACAACGTCGCGGTCACCGTCAGCCCGAGCACCGGCGCCGGGAACGCGCTTTCCGCATCTTCGCAATCCGCGCTGACGACGGCCGTCGTGGTGAAGGCCGCAGCAGGGGGCCTCTACGGCTTCCAGGTAACCAACGGCGCAGCTTCCGTTTGTTATTTGCAATTCATCAACGCGGCTTCCGCTCCGGTGCTCGGCACTGCAGCGACCTACTCCTTCGCGATCCCCGCCTCTGGGACTTTAACGCTGCAGCCTGGCTCGTACTCGATGAGCGCCTACGCAACCGGCATCAGTGTCGGCGTGTCCAGCGCCTACAACGGCGCGTCCGCGTGCGCTTCACCTGCAACAGCCGTCATTTTTTACAAATGATCTCAGATTCCATCAAACATAAGAATCACGCTTACATTGGTTCCCGTTCCGGCCGGAGGTGCGGCGGAAAACGTCATCCCGACGACGTGGCCACCAGTGAGAGTGGCGTTCGTAAACGCCCCGGTGACTGGGTCGATAAACTTAGCCGCCGTAGGATTCTGGCCATTCACGTTGAAGTTGACGGGCGCTTTCGTTATGTCGAAAGAAAAACTAGACGTTGTGCCATCTCCCAGCAGGTTCAACGCGAATCCGGCTTGCATTTTGATCATGCTTCCTCTCCTCCGTTAATGAGGACCATTCTAGACCTCATCTTCTATAAATAATTCATAACTTAAAGCCAATCTAACGAACTGCGCGCCGGACGCCGTTTTCCGCCTCCGATCGGAGCTGCGGCCGCAGCATGCCGGCAGCGCGATCGGAACCCCGAAGCTATAGCCCAAACATGACGATGAAATATTCGATTTCCGGTTTCGCTCTCACCAAACGATTCGAGCAGTGCCGCCTCGTCGCCTACTGGGACGCACTCGGAAAAGTCTGGACGATCGGCTGGGGCCACACCTTCGGAGTCAGCCAAGGAGACGTCTGCACGCAAGAGCAAGCCGACGCCTGGTTAGTCGAAGACATGGCGGCGAGCGAAGCCGACGTGAACACGCACGTAAAAGTTTCACTCACGCAAGGCGAGTTCGATGCGCTCTGTGATTTCGCTTTCAATCTCGGACGCGGAGCGCTCAACAATTCCACGCTGCTGAAAGATTTGAACGCCGGCGATTATCTGACCGCCGCCGCCGAATTTGAAAAGTGGGATCACGCCGGCGGCAAAGTTGTGGCGGGACTCTTACTCCGGCGCGAAGACGAAGAAGCGGAATTCAACGCGTAAACAGAAAAGGAAAAATAATCATGGCATTCGATCCCATCACCGCAGCTCTCAGCTTAGGCTCGACACTGATCGACCGTCTCGTCCCGGATAAGACGGCAGCGGCCGCCGCCAAGATACAACTCATCGAGATGCAGACCAAAGGCGAACTGGATCAGATCACCGGGCAGCTCACTGTCGACCAGGCCGAAGCCGGTTCGAAATCCACGTTCGTAGCGGGTTGGCGGCCGTTCGTCGGCTGGGCGTGCGGCGCGGCCTTCGTCTACGTCTACATCCTGCAACCCTTCATGCAATTTGCCCTGGTCGCCTTCAAAGTCAATTTCGATATCGCGAAGATGCCCGCGCTCGACATTGCCGACATGATGCCGGTGTTGCTCGGGATGCTGGGGCTCGGGGCGATGCGGAGCTACGACAAAACCAGCGGCAATGGCAACGGGCACTAAAAGCACTTTTCACAAATTCTTTCAGGAGAACACTTCCATGGATCCACTCATCATCGTCATCCCCGCTATCGCCGTGGTTTCGTTCGGCGCCGGCATCCTCTTCTCAAAAGTAGTGCTGGCCGAAGCCGCGTCGATTAAGACGCACGTCACCGAGGAAGTCGGACAGATTCGCGTGGACGTCGCTTCCCTGCTCGCGAAAGTTTCCGCGAAGATCTAGCCCTCTATGTTGGACTTTCTCGTTCACGTCGCGCTCTACACCGCAGTTGCCACGTTAACTCTATGGCTGACGGTGGGCTTGCTTCTTTTGATCGGGATCGCCACGGGCCTACTGAATTAGCTCGCCTCTTTCAACCGTCTCGCCGGCGGAAGGATCTCGGGCTCCGGAAGCGCGATCGGGTAGAGAATTTCCTGGCGGCGCTGCTGGAGCTGCTCGAACGTGGCCCGCGCCACGGAGGGATCAAACCCCGCCAGGTCGAGCAGGATTTTAAAGTAGGCGAGATCGACGGGAGCGGTTTTCGGCGGCATGGTCTCACTCGCGACGCGGAACGCGCACTGTGGGCAGAGATAGAGCCGCTCGGATTTTGAAGTCTTGCGGGCTCCCATCCCCAAGGTTTGCGCGAAGAGTGTGACCGCGATTCCCTTCTCGTGCGGCTGGATTTCCCGGCGACACTTCGACGAACAGCAGACTTGCGATTGGCGTGGACGGCCCATTCGATTCCCTCCTGGGATGTTTGTTAACAAACTACCATGGGTTTGCTAACAAACTCTTCCGAGGGCGAGAAGGGGGCTTCTGGCTGGACTCAGGGAAGTAAACAGCCGCAGTGCCTGGTTACCTCGGTTTGGGTTTCCTGCGGGAATCGCTAGGTGACGAAAGGCGTGGAACGGTAGAGTGGCCGCATGTGTTACGACCAAGAGAAAACGCAGGCTCCGCAAGTACCCGGCCTCGGTTGGGCAGAAGCTAATCGATCTCCACACAGCCACTTAGTGGACCCCGGCTTCGACCGGCGCGATGTCAAAGGGTGCTCGCGCCCGATGTCCAGCTCCGAGATCCTCGCCGAGATGTTTTCCTACCATCCGCCCACTCCGGAGACGCTGCCGAAGTTTTCAGCCATCAACCAGGCGGCCAAGAATTTCGCGGAAATCGTTTTGCAAAATTGCCCGTTGAGCGCCGACCGCTCCGCCGCGATCCGTTTGATCCGGGACGCACGCATGACCGCCAACGCGGCCGTCGCACTGAATGGGTTGTCGCTTTAAAACTACACATGCACGCCGCCACAAAACTCGAAGCCGCTCTCGTCACCAAAGACGAACTCTCGGAACTCGCCGAGTGGGAGCGGAAACACGCCGACGCGGAAAAGAAAGCCTCGAACGCCAAGAAGGAATTAAAATTCCGACGCCTCGCGCTGGCCGAAAAAGTTCTAGGCGTGAAGTCGGAAGACGAGCTGAAAAAACTCTCCCCGAAAGAAGTCGATCGACTCGGCTCAAAACGCCTGGAAGCGGGGGACTGGAAGCCGGAGCGCGGCGCACCCGTGTTCACTTTCTCGAAAACCAACGAAGGCCGCTACCCGTCCTGGTCGCAACTCTACATCGACGAACTGGGCGAAACCGCCGCCGCTCGAGTCCGCGCTGAAACTCCCGTGAGCTACTCGTACTGCGTCGAAGTCTCCGCGCTTTAGATTTTCCCTCCCGCTTTTCCGCTCGATCCCTGTTCCCAGTTGGACCTCGGTTTGCTTTGCCGTCTCGACAGGCAGCCTTTGACGTTGCACGTCCAGAAATTGCCTTTTTAGGTTTGAGATCGCGCGAAGCGCCTCCGCAATGCTTTGGAGTCAGGGCGGCGATTGCGCGATGGGGACCCCTAACCAAGAGAAAAACTCTCAAAGCTCTAAAGACTCTTACCAAGATAAATACTTAGATACTTCAGGGGCATTTTCTGTCGTTCAACGGTTTCTGTTGTTCGACGGTTTGTGTCGTTCAACAGAAAGTGGCGTGTAAATTCTGACACACTGGATTGACCGGGTCGTCGATCAGTAACCATTTTCAATAGGGGTCCACAGATTTTCCTTGCTCAAGGCTGAGCATTCAGGTACAAAGGTGCGCATGGCAGACCAAATGGCAATCCCGAAAGACCCGTTGGCGGTGGAGTTTGGCAGGCGTGGAGCGCGTGCCCGCATGACGAAGATGACCGCCGAAGAGCGCACGCGCATCGCGCGGCTGGCCGCCCAAGCACGTTGGGGCAAGAAGGCAACGGCTCCCGATCCGACCGATCCCCAAGGTCCGAATCGCGATCGAGAGCAGGGTCCAGGTATTATGTAAAGTGTGCGCCCGGCAACTGCACCGTTAGCTAATAACCTCGACCGATCCCGCTGGCGCCCACTCCTGAATTCCCCGGTCTAAAGTAGCCAACTTTCCTTTGTTATGGATCGCAAGCG